CCCTTCTCCAAGTTGTACAGGTCAATCCGGCCATGCTCCATCATCTTGATTAGGGAGTCATGGTCATCTTTAACTATCCGGCCATATTCAGAATAATATGCGTCCCAATTAACAGCAGTTTTATAATATTTCTGCAGGTACGCAAATCTGACTTTTTCCATGGCTATATCGAGTTCCTCGGGATCAATGTCCCTCGCTCCAGACTGTGATTCATAAATCACCTCATTTTCGTCTGTTCCATCACTACAATCAAAGTAGCTATTAAAATGGTCAACGAATCTTGTCTGGTCCTCCATATGTTCTCTAAAATCGACACGCATTCTTTCTATTGCTTGTGCTCTAGCTTCAGTCTCCACGGCAACAATGCCGCGTATAGAATGAGACTCTACACCAGGTGTAATTTTCTGCTCGGCCTTTTCGAACCGGGCTTCCACTACATGTGTGTGGCTGAGTACTTTAAAAACGCAATTGAACCGTCTGTAGATTGCCTCTAGCGCAGGGATATACATTGCTATAGACCCTGTTTGAGTCATGTCTAAATTAGTAGTCAAAATGACCACGTCAGGCTCGATGTAGACTTTGCCCTTCATCTCCACATTTGGATTGAGCGCCGTCTTCTTGATATTATTTACGAAGTCGATTACCTTCCGCCAAGGATTTGAAGTGTCGTTGAGGCCGTATCGGCTGGCCCCTATGTCGTCAAATAGAACGACCTTATGGCATGTCCGGAACTCTGACTGATATTCATCAGTTTCATTGAGGGTGACCATGTCGGAGGCTTTGAACCCTCCATAACGATCTTTCATTAGTGCCTGAGCAATTTGAATTGCAAATGAGGACTTACCCGTTCCCGGGAGTCCGTAAAGCACTACGCAATATGGTTGTTTCCTTAATTTGCCATCGGACACGTCGGTCTTTAGATTATCAATAGCGCCCTCCAATCTAGAAATAGTATTTGAATGTCTCTGGGAGAACACCGCATACCTAAGAGATTTTCGGTAACGCTCCAATCTGCCGAGCAACGCGTCAGCGGAGTAGTACGGGTCACGTATGGACCCTATTTTGGCTGTAGTGACAAGGGATAAATCCCTCTCAATGTCACCAGTGAGCATATGAAGATCTCGCTTAAAGGTCCAGCCTAATGCTGTTCCAGCGAGTATATATTGTATAAAATATGAATTCCTTTTCAGGATTGCTATGTAGCGATTTAATAAAAATATGAATTTAGTAATGCAATTTATCTTTTCACGCGATTGGGGCATCAGTCGCACGCGCCAGTGCTATTTTGTTGGCTGGTCAGGCCATCGGCGAAGACCGATATTAAAACCCAGAGTACACACCTGTCCATGCATCTAGGTAATTCAGAACCTAGAAAACATGCGTTATTATCATGCATCTGTGTATAGTTGGTTCCTCCGTAGAGTAACGCTGAGGGATACCTCCCCCTTCGGGTAGTTTAACAACATACCGGTTGATCAAAATCGTTGTTTAACGGCACAACTGCAAGCCGGGGCGAGCACCTCATTGCTCCTCCTCTTCATGGTAGGCCCCAATTAACTTGCGGCACATTTCCTTAGAGGTAATGGGCTGGATGGTGTTCCACGGGAGGACGAACCTCTCGTCACTGGATTCTGAAGCTTGTATTATTCTCTCACACCTCTCTACGAAATCATCGTAGTATTCCTCACCGTGCAAATATGCCTCTCTCGATTGTGATTCGAAGTTAGCATTAAATTGTTCAGGTAAGGTGAGGGGAGTATTTTTACTCTTCGTCCACCAGTAAAATTTTTTAGTCAAGGATTCCCTTTCAATAGGGGCCACGACTGATTTTAGTTGTGGGTGATATCTAAAGCTCCTCTTAAGAAAGGAGACCTCATCAATCGTCTGGAACGGAACTGA